GCCAATACTGGCGACGCGATTATCCTTCGCGTGAATGGTTTTGACCTGGTCTTTGAACGCTTCGATTTCGGCGGGGTCAACGTTGATTTCGACAACGACGGCCTTCTGCATACGTTGACGAACGGGGACAAATACCAGTTCGCCCATTCCCAGGGGTTCGTCGGTGAAATAAGTATAAGGGCGACCACTCATTTCGCCCTTCGTTTCGGAATAATACCGGACCTTAACGAGTGATACGGGCGGGGCGGGCTTTACTGGTTCGGGCGGTTCTTGGGCGGCGGCGCGTTGTTCGGCTTCGTCAGCCCGCTTCCTGATGTTTTCGAACGACTTGATTTCGACTTCGACGACTTGATTTCGACTTCGGCCGCCTGGCGTTCCGCGATACATTGCGGACAACCTTCAGTCAGAATGAATTTCCCATGCTTACAAGTTCCGGTCGGTCGTTCGTCCTTTGGGTCGCTTCCCTTCTTCCCACAAAACGGACAAGTCATATTATCAGTATGACATTTAACCGACCCCGCTTCTTCGTGATGTTTCCCGCAATGCGGGCAAGTGTATTCAAACATCTGATATTCTGGTTCTTCTGGCATTCCCATTTTTTCACCTTCCTTTCGTTTTTCCCTGGGGTCATTCCCCAGGTCGTTTATTGTATCGCCCATGTATCGCCCTTGTCAAGTCTTTAGTTCAAGCGGGCCTTCAGTTCGGGGTCGTCATTGACACGGTCTTGAAGAACGGTCAAAACTTTAAGGTCAAGATAATGGACGCCAGGCTTTCCGTGTAAGACGGCCCAAAGCTGAAGGGTCGGGTTTTTTTCAAATGCCTGGCGAAGTTCTTCCCGTTCGTTTGCCTGGCGGTCAAGTTCTAATAATTGGGCGTGTTCGGCTTCCAGTGCCTTCAAGAATTCACGGCGGGCCCGTCGGCGTTCCAGGAAGCGGCCGACCAGGTTCCAACGGCGGGATTCCTTCGGAAGCTTCGCGGTTTCCTTTTTCGCGCAATCCTTACATATCCCGTGAGTGGTCCCCGTGGACCCGTGGCCGTCCTTCGTCCCCAGGTCCGCCCCGCACCACGCGCAAACGACTTTCATTTTAGTTTCGAATTCCTTCTTCATATATCCCCTTTCGGTTCCCCAGGGCCCCGTTAATATTCCAGGGCCCCGCGCTTTAATGCTTGTATTCACTGGTTATATCGCGGCTTCTTCGATACTCGATACGGCTTCTTCCAGGTTGGAAATAGCGTCGTCCAGTTGAGAAGAAGCGGCTTCGGAAGCTTCCCCGCGTTCGCCGCCCTGAATACTTTCGGGCATATTCTCAAATGCTTCTTCTTCTTCTTCCTTCAGGATTTCTAGTTCGAACTTCAGGCTTTCTAATACTGCTCTTCGCGCTTTATTCATAATTTCCCCCTTTCAAATTTATTCGGTTATAGTTCGGCAACGTTGGCGGCCAGGACGACGCCCAGGAAAGCGACGACGACAACCAGGCCGACGGCGGTCACGGGTTGCGTCTTCGGGTATCTTCGGCCCAGGCGGGCCAGGAACCAGACGACCAGGGCCGCCGGAAGTATCTTGACCAGGGGCGACAACCAGGTTCCCGCTATCGGGGCAAGCAACGGGTTGATTTCGACGAAGCCATTGTTCACGGCCCAAAGGGTCAAGAAGGCGTCCGCCGCTTCCGCGACGACGAAGGTTATTCCCAGGATTGCAACCAGTTTCTTCATTCGAACCCCCTTCGGCGGGTAGTCACCCCGCCCATATTCAGTCTATAATAATGTACTGCCCCTGTCTAGTTCCTTTTAGTACCAGGACAAAAGTCCTGTACTTCGAAGGCAATAAAAAGGACCCCAGGGGAAGCCCGATTCCCCCAGGGTCCAACCGAAAGGAAGACCCCGCCCGAAGGCGGGTCCCTGTTAAGGGCCACTTGCGGATGCTACCTGGACAAGTTCATGTAAAGCGAACCCGTTCACAATACCGCTTCCCATAAGAAAGGCAACTAATATCCATAAGCGAATTTCAAGCCGTCCGAGTTTCTTCCTAGTCGCGTCTATCTCTAATGTGTTTGTATCAACGTCCCCGCATAACCCTTTGTCTTTGGTTCCAGCGACCCCCGTCAATACAGTTTCGACACGGACCATTCGTTCGCGAACGTCAAATATAGCTTCTTCCGGCGTCATTCCTGGCGGCCTCTTTGTTGAAGTCATAGTCGTGAACACTCCTTACGATAAGTCCTCTTGTAGAATAACCTTCCCCAGGGTCAAATATGTATGCGTTGCGCCGCCGCTCCCGTCGCTTTCCATAAGGGCGGACCATTCCAGGTCGCCCGTCGGGACCACGGTCAAGGTATCAATCAGGGTTCCGTTCAAATAGCATTCGACTTTCGTCGCGGCGACCAGAAGGAATTCAACGACGTATCGCGTGTCGGGTGTTATCGTTTGGGTTCCCGAAACGTCCTGGGTCGAAGCATTCCCCGTCTGGAATATCCATATTGCCCCCGTCCATACCAGGCCGAAGAAGTGTTCGGTAGTATAAGCGGGAAGAGCCGTCCCTGGCGTTTGCCGAAGGCCAATGAAGACGCCCTGGTCAGAAGTGTTCTGCGATATAGCGAATTCCTGGCGATAATACGGCGACCTGGAAGCGTTGAAGGAATTGTCCAGGGCGTTGTTTTGTTCGCCAATGCCGCGGACGTAAACCGTACTTACCGCGTTATTATCAACGTCAAGCCTGGCTTGCCCGAAGCCGCCCATTGCGAAGGTCCCGTTTCCGGTGGTCGGCGTCTGCATTGAATAGTTCGCCGAACCGTCGTCTTCCCAATTCACGACAATTTCGCGAATGAACTTATGAAGCGCACAACGGGGTCCCGCGAATAGTTTGTTGAAATGACCTTCGTCCCAGGGGTTCGTTGAAAGTCCAACCTTTTCGATTCCCGCGGAAGGAACGACGTCTTCTTCCAGGGCAATATCAACGCCCGCTTCCCCTTTCAAATATGCCAGATTATCGACAATGTCAGTATTCCATATCGAAGACGTTATCAGGTCGCCGGTGCTTCTTACGGTTGGAGTTGTCCAGGCCATTATTCAATCCCCCCTTCCGCCGTCAAGAGTTCGGCGGCGTGTATTTTGTTTTCGCGTGTAAGGTCCGTGACGGTTTCCTTCATGGTCCAGTTCCTATTCCCCAAGGGCCGGACGGAAAGCAACGCTTCGATTTTAGACCGTTCCTTCGGGAAGACCAGGCGGCGGAATTTATGCTTCATGTAAGAATTCAGGCATGAGCAACAAAAATAATAACCTTCTTCCCAGGCATATTCACCGCCGCCGCAATGCGGACATACAACAATCCAGCGTCCCTTGTTGACGAATGCCTTGACTGGTTCCATGTCATTGTCCATTCCGGCGTCCGGTATGTGAAAGCGTTCCCGAAGCCTTCCCAGGCGATACTTGCGCCAGTCGGCCCAGGTCATAATCTTCGGCCCTGGGCGGGTGGACATATTCGCGAACCATGTATTCGCCGTAATAAGTTCACTCATAATAATTTCCCCCTTTCGGTTAAAATCCGATATAAGTCGTTTCGCCCACTTCTGAAAATCCGGCTTCGCCCAATATCCAGAATAGTTCGTCAATGTTTCCGATTGCCCGTTCAATATACCATGTAGTATTTGCCATGAAGCGACCTTCGTTAAAAGCGAAGTCCTGGACAATTTTGTTGATATAGAAGTCCTGGTCGAAGCCTAACCTGGAAGACGCGACTGTTATTCGGTCGCTTATTTCGCGCGTCAGGCATTGTACTTTGATTGTAGTATTCGGCCAGCCCGTCCTTTGCGCCATTGTGACCGAAACGGCCCTGGGAACGGGGTCTTTATATTTCGCCTTCAAATATTGGGCCATTGATAATATATCGTTTGGGTTCGACTTGAAAGGCAAGTCCATGTTAAGCGACCGTTTTCCGTATGCCGTTTGACTGGTCGCGTCGGCTTCTGTAATCCCCATGACGTCTTCCCCGTAAAGCGTTCCATATACCAGGACGGTTCGGTCTTCCGGCGCGCCCAATGGCGCGCTGTCGGGTTCGACCAGATAAGCCCCGACCGTCCCGTTATTTGTGAAGACCAGTTTGACCGACTGGCCATATTGCGTTTGAACCAGGTCAATGTCGGCGGTTATATCAACGCCAGTTTTATCGGCCGCCGTGTTAGCGTTCCAGTGTATGTCGGTTTCTAGTTCGTCATAAGAGGCCATTGGCGCGTTCATATCGGCCCAAAGTGTCAAGGACGTTTGTTGAGGGATATACGGGGCCCCCGCGTCGCCAGCATGGGCCGACCATATCAAGTCGCTGTCAATAGTTGCCAGGTCATAACCTGAAAACAAGGTGGCCCCGCCGCCTGAATAATAACGGCGGCCGCGAAGATTGATTTCGTTCCGAATGTCCCGCTTATTGTATTCATAATCAAGTTCGACCGAAGTTTCCGCGACGTCGAACTGTGATACCAGGCCCGCGCCTGTAATTCTGTGGTGGCGATTATGCCAGGTCGCGACGCCTGTCGGCGATATGAAGAAGCGGCCATGTTCGACCCTTTCCAAGATATGAATTGCTTCCAGGGCGTCAATCTTATGGAACCAGGCCAATTGAAGAACGTCGCTTCCCGTGTCAATATCGCGGGCGTCTTCGTCCCAACCAACGGCGTCAAGTATGTCGTCAACCAATGTCCCGCTGTCGGTATCAGTTCGAAGGACGGTCGAAATTTCAGTCCCCGCCATGTCGTCCATTCCGTCAAGAACGGATATATAAGCATAAGGGCTTGTCGGTTCCGCCCGCGGGTCAATAGCGTCAATCCGGCCGGTGAATAAATAGCGGGCGGTTCCTTCGAAAGTTTCGTACACTTTGACCACGGAACCCAATTGAAGGTCGGGGTAAAATTCTCCGTCTACGTTTTCAGGGGAAAAGTCGCCTTCGTGATTATCGCATATCAATTGACAAGACCCTGTCGTCGCTTCGGCCAGTTCGCTATCTTCCCCGCGTTCTATATGAATGCCCAGGATATAATCGGATAAATCAACTTCGCCGATTTTAACTGTAAGTATTGACTGGACGGGGGGGGGCCCCCCAACGTTTTCCGACCAACAATTCGGTTGTGTTGACATATCATGGTTCGTAATGGCCATGTCGTGAGTTTCGCTAATTCCCGCGGACATATTCGACGGCCGATTTGCGTCGTCCTTTTCGGTGAAGACAATCGCTTCCAGCACTCCATTGTCGGGGTTTAACCAGCGGGTTAATGTGGCGTGTTGAGCAGGAGTTGTCCGCCTGGGGCCGAACCAAAGACGATTTCGGTCGCAAGTCCATGCGAAATAATAAGCCGACGCAAGCGAAGTCCCCGCTGAATAAGTATCGGTCGAAATTGTATATTTAATTGACGCCACGCCGCTACTTCCGGAATATAGAATGTCCCCGCTTATGCTAACGCAAGAACTAGGAAATGTATTTGTAACAGGAAGCATATAATTTGAATATGACGTCCAACTATCGGTCGAAGGCGTGTATTTCATAAATCTTACGCGCCATTTTGAACTAACATACTTCCGAACATTGCACCAAATAGCGTCGGCGGTGGCCCAAACGTGCGAATTCATCGTGTAAGCATCGGGAACGACCGCTGAAGTTGTCCAGGAATTTCCGTCAATGTCGTAAATATATAAATATTGACTGTTGGTTGTGCGTCCACAAACTTTTGTTTTTGAGGGGTTCAATGCAAGTCCTTGATATAAGTATGCGGGCGGCGTTGCCTTCTTCGTCCAGATGTTATCGGTTATATTGTAATGGTAGAATTCTACGGCCGTTATACCGCCAACATAGGTGTAATAGTATTCTTCGCTGTAATTCCAAACTATTGAAGAAAAGCTGTGATTGTCCCAAACTTCGGGGTCGTTAGCTTCTGCAATCCATGCCATTATCTACCAATCCTTTCGCTTTCACGATTGAAGCGTTGAACTTTGCCCGCGAACTGCCTGGCGTCGGACTGTGAACCCATGAAAGCTTGAGTATTTATATTCACCGTTTGACCACCCCCGCCGAATCCGCCCGTCGCGGCGACAATCCCCGCGGTCGCCCCCGCCGCTATTCCAAGCCCTATCGCCAGTCTACCCCAACCGACGGGACCCGAAAGGGCGGCGACCAGGGTTTGAGTTATCGCCAGGGCCCGAAGTGAAGTGATAAGGGTCCGAATATACGGAAGCATAGTCCCAATAGCGGCGACGGTTGAAAGTATCGCCCCGCCAGTCATAAGGAACGTTGAAGCCGTCTTCGCCAGCGGGTTTTCAAGTTGCCCGACCAGGGAACCAACGGCCGTGAATGCGCTTCCCATTGCCGTTAATGCGGCGTTTAACTGAAGGGCCTGGATTTCCGTCTGTTGGGTCGTTTGCCCGAACTGTTGCATTCCCGCCGAAGCTTCGTCCTTCATTCTCATAACGACCGTGACGGCCGCTTCATTCGCCATAATATAACCCCCTTATGGTTGCCAGTCACCGCCATATTGGGCGACGTTCTTCACGCCCTTATAAACCAGCATTCGTTCAAGTGTGCCCTGGTCCATTTCGTCAATGACCTGAGGCGGGAATCCGATTTCAGTTATTAACATTGCTTCTTCCATATCAGGCGGCAACGGGTATCGGTTCGGCATTTCAAAGGAAAGGAAAAGTCCTTCCCCTAGTTCCCGACGCCGCCTTCTGCTAAAGGGCCCTTGCCCCCGTATAGTTCATTACACTTCGCGACTATTGCCCCCCGAAGGCTTTCAGGAAGGCCGTCAAGTGTGTCCTGGTTCACTGGACCGAAGGACCATTCCGCGACCTGGCCGACTATGATTGTATCATTGACGGCGTCGAAGTCTATCTTCGCCAGGTCAATGTCAACCTTGTTCGCGCCTTCAATCTTCGAATTGCCTTCTTCCTGGTCCATAACCAGTTTTGGGGACGGGCCGCCGAAATTGAGCAAAGGACGCGTCATTGCATTAACGCGCCTTTGGGTTCCGTGTCGAAGTTCCTGATATAGAACGACGAAGTTCGCCTTCTTGAAAGGCCCGAATCCTTCGCCCCCGTCCAGTTCTATCTTGATTGTTTTCGGTTCGAATGTCATGTCTTCCCCCTTTCGGTTTTTGTCAATACGGGCTTTTATTCTGAATAGGTTCCGCGGGTAATGACGCCGTCAACGCTTAAATCGCAACGAGCCTTGACCAGGTCCCCAACCCTGGAAAGGATACGATAATCGGATACCCAGGCCGAACCGCTATATTTTACGTCGCCCGCCGCCTTCCCTTCTGGACCGTAGTCAAAGGCGACCTTCGCGCTATGCGTTCGAAGGGGACCCAGGACCGTATCGGAACCGACGTCGGCGTCGTCCGACCAAAGCAATTCCAAGGCAATCTTCCCGTTTTCAAGTGTCGGATACCAATTCCGGCCGCTGGAATTTAGGGTCGTCGCTTCGGCCAGTTCCCGCGGGCCAGGAAGCCCGTCAACCGAAATAATATACGGGGTTATGTCCCGAAGTGTCCCCTCTGTATCCGTAATTTGGAATATTGATTGTTGACTGTCGAATGGTTGCATTTGATTTCCCCCTTTTTAAGTATAATCCCGTCCGCTTATATAGGCCCCGACCTTTTCTCCCATGTCGTTTACAATCTTCTGAATTTGTGGCATAAGTTGGGCCATGACCCGCCGGTGATACGGGTTCGGGGCGGCGGCTTTGACTGATTTCCTGAAGAATTCCTGGCCCCCAATGAAAAAGTGAAGATACTTTGCATTGACCGCGTGGACGGCCTTTCTTCCTTCGCGGACGATATAACCATAATAAACGCCTTCAGGCGACTTCGCCGCCTGGCGTATTTCAAGGGCCTGGTTCATGGCCCCGCCGATAATCTGGAAGACGGTTGACCTGGCAAGTTTTCCTGTTACTTTAGGGGTTGCGGCCGCCAGGGGCCCCGTCCCCGTCGCAGGTACGAAAAGCTTTCCAAGTTTTCGAAGTCCTTCGTTCAAAGTAATTCGGGTGACTGTGGTCCCCGCTTTGTTGATTCGCTGGTTGAAGGCGGCAAATTCACTATATTCAAATTCGCTTGCTGGCATTATTCGGCCCTTGAAGGATTGTATATTTCGCGGACTTCCAGGACATGACGGCGTCCGCGATATGAACCCTTCCTTTCCGTTAATACGTCGGTCGTGTTCGAAGCGGTCATATCCGTTCGTTGAATGTCAGTGGTCGCGTTCAAGCGCGGATATTTCGCCAGGGTATCAATAACCTTCTGCGTTTCGGTCCCGACGGACTTGTCCATGTCCGCTAGTTCCCCCCGCCAGGGGACCAGGACGTCCACGTTGAAGGACCATATCCGGCGTTCAATCTGAAGGGTCAATCCTTCCCGCCTATGCGTAGAATACGACACAATGACCAGGCGGGAAAGCCCTTTCCCCAGGGCCCGTTTGTCATAAATGAAGACATTGTTGTCGTTAAAGTCAGCGTGTAGCGTGACCGTCGCGACGATAGCGTCTTCAATCGTTCGTTGACTTGACATTATATATTCCGCCTTCCAGGATAATCGTCCATTCCCCTGTTAAATATCGGGTTCGTTTCGTTCCCCGCGTCGTCCTGGGCCGCGCCAGCGTATAGTTTGGCCAGGCGTCGGGACCGGCGACCAGCGCGAAGCCGGTTGTCCTTGATTGCCTTCAATGCGGACTTGAATTTGTTCGCGTATGTTTGGGCCCTGGTAATGCCAGGCGTTTCGACTTCTTCGACGGGGTCGAATCCTTCCGACGGGACCGTGGACAATAGGACCGCGGCCGCCCCGTAAGCATTGGCCGCCTTCAGGTAGCCATAGGCTGTCGCGTAATCGGTTTCGGATACGGGGACGGTATATCCGACCTGGTCCAGTTCCCGATTCAAGTCAAAAGCGGCGTTGTCCAGTTCCGCTTCGACCTGGTCCAGGGTCGGGACGGTTGTTTCCGTGAATGTGCGGGATTCGACTATATCGCCGATAAGCCGTTCGACGTCTTCGTGGTCCGCGTAGGTATTCGCGCTAACTGTCATAATTTCCCCCTTTCGTTAAATCAACCCCTGGGCGACAAGCAAGCTCGCTTGTCCACCGTCCCCACCGGCGGCTTCTTCGCCGTAAGTGTATATATAAGCTATATCTTGACTGGCTATATCCGCCCAACTTGTTTTATAGGCACTTTTTATTTCACTAGCTTTGGTATCACTGTTATTAAAGTACGCTCCGACATTATCACTTGAACCCCCGCCGTTGAATTCAACGTACATGCGCACTTCTTCATTGATAAGTTGGGGAGTATCTAAAACCAGTTCCTCATATGTGGCTTCTGTTTCAAGGGCGGCGGCATCACATAGGACTTGAGAATATATGAGGCTGTCGTCGCTAACCTTACGCAATGCATAAAGAATATTGCCAGTTGGGGAACCGACTTTATCCAACCAAAAGCCAATCCTGGCTATTGTCCTATTGGGTATAGTTAGCTTTTGTCCTTGTCGGTAGTATTGACCAGCGTAAAGAATGCCCCTTGAATCATAGACTAGCTGTTCTTCAGTCTCCATTCTTTTACCCCCTTAGTTGAACCAAACGCGGATTATAACGGACACGTCCAGAAGTTCCAGGCTTGCGCCGGTTGCGATAACCCCTTCGCTTCGTTCGGTTTCTTCTGAACTGAAGTTATATGTCCCGTTGGCCGTTATCACCGACTTAATGTCAGTCGCGCCGAATAGTACGGTCCCGCCGCGATAAGCGTCGGCGTCAACCTGAAGCGAATTCTGGACGAAGGTCAATGCGACAATGTCGTCCGTTCCCCAGGCCCCCGTCGAAAGCTTCACGCGAAGCGTCTTTGCGGCGGCGGCGATTTGGTTTTCAGCGGCCGACGTATCGAATAAGCCCCCGATTACCAGGACCAGGTCCGCCCGCGCAATAGTAATCCCTGAAGGAAGTCCCGCGATTACAATGTCGGGGAATGCCAGGTCCGCGGCGACCGCTGGAACGGCGATAATTGCCTTCGGAATGGCCGACGGGAAAAGCATTGAAGGACGGTCCCGATTCAAAGCGTCCAGGTAACCAGCGCGTGTCGCGTCGTAATTACCCAGGGCCGTCGCCAGGCCAGCAGTCCAGGAAGACGCCAGGGCCGCGCTATCGGTCCCGCGCATAGCTTCCATTGTCTTCAGTGTCACGTTGTTGATGTTTTCCAGGTAACCAGCGCGGGCGGCCGTAATCCTGGTCAATAGCGTGTCAACGTCGGTTTCAATATCGGCGACGTCAGCTTTGTTTCCTTGTGGCGGATAACTCATTTTACTTTCCCCCTTTTAATGTGTGTGGTATCTGATATGCACTAACACGGTATCTGCGACCGCTGTATTGCTTTTCAACCGGTAATAAACGGATTCGCCCGCGGGGATTTCACCGGAGAATACCCGCGCGTGATTGTCGGGATTCTGAAACTTGCCCGAACCCGCGAACCTTTGCGAAGTGATGTGGGTCTTGTCTTCCCCGTACGAAACTTCAAGCTGGTATAGCGTATTTTCGTCGCTTACTTCTTCTTGCTGAATAACCGTTATATGACCATCAGCCACGGCAAGTAACGAACTGAAGTTATTGGCCGCGCTGTCTATGAATTCGGCCCAGGTTGACCAGGTATCCAGGGCTTGCCCCGCGGTCAACGTACACGTCAGGGAAGTATCCCCTGGAAATATATACGTTTTATGTTTTAGCGCATCGTCTATATCATCAATAGAAAGGACCCGTCCCGACGTCAAGTCCAGAAGCCCCGCCTGGTTGATATTGTCAAGATAACCAGCGCGGGCCGCCGACAACCTGGTCAACAAGGTTGACTGGTTTGCCAGGACGTCCGACTTGTCTAATCCCTGGGGCGGGAACGACATTCTACTGGACCCCCCAGGTTATTTCCTGGACCCGTAGCAAGAAACCGTCCTGGTTTTGGTCCGACTGGAAATTGACTTCGTCGTCTTCATGGACCAGGACGTCGAAGACATACAACGCCGACGCAACCAGGTTCGACCCGCCGTTCAGGTCGCATGACAATTCAGTTGTCCCGTCCGAAATCATAGCCGTGAACTTTGCGGCGGCGGGTAGCATGACTTGAACGCGGAAAAGGACGGGATAATCAGAAGGGGTCAAGTTGACGGCCAGGAAATCGTTATTCGCGTCTTTGTCCCCGTCGTGGACGTTTGCCTTTTCGAGTGGAATTGCTTTCCGTGTGATTTGTCGGGCCGAACGACTGTCGCGACCCGTTGCTTCTTTTCCCATTGTTTCGTTACCCCCTACGTTTTAATTCAGGACGGCCCCCTGGGGGCCAGCAACCCGATATACTCATTCTGTTGTTAAGGGGCCCCCAGGTTGACCCAGGGGCCCCAGGTGATACGTTGGATTACTTCTTCGAAGCCTTCTTCGGCTTCGGTTTGGCTTCTTCTTCGAAGCCTTGCGCCCTGGCCAATGCGTTCATTGTTTCTTTAGCCTGGGCGGTCGCCTGGGCGTCGCCTTTCGCGACGTCTTCAGCGGTTATTACAGGTATCCTTTCCTTCATGTCGCCCCCTTCTTCCTGATTCTACCAGGCTATTCGTTACGCGGTTTCGTAAGCGAACGTCCCGTTCACGTTGGTTTCATTGTGAAGCTTGTTACCAGCGTCAAGGCCGTGAATTGCGTCGCCCAGGCCGTCAACGATAATGCGGTTCTTGATTGCCAGAAGTGAAGACCCCGAATCCCCGCCGCCGCCTTTGCCGTCAATCCCAATTCCCGTTGTGTTGATATGAATATCGTTTTCAATGGCGTGAGCTTCGGACGCGATAACACCGTCAACGTGGTATATTCCGCCCAGGTCCGCATGAATGCGGTTATTCCTGATTAGGGCGTTGTGACAAAAGCCCGCGGACTGGTATATCCCATAATCGAAGTCTTCGGTTTCGCCCGAAGTGAAGTCGCAATCGTCCAGTTCCAAGTCCGCGCAACCGATTGAAATGTCAATCGCTTTGACACCCGTTACGGCGGCGGCCAGGCTGAACTTACAACCCAGGAACTTCACATAATTGACGGTTCCCAGGTCCAGGGTCGCGACGTCCTGGATTAGCGACTGGAAATGAATGTTCTGGAACACTTCGTTGATAAGGGTCGCGTTGCTTCGGAAAACGCCCCCGTCTTCCGAAGGGCGAATCTGAACATCCTGGCGATTCCCCCCCAGGCCGACCAGGTATGAATAATAAAAGCCGCCTTCGAAGTATTCGTCGTAAATGCCAGGTTCGACCCATATCACGTTGTATTTATAGTTGTCATGCGCCCAATCAACCAGGGCGTTGTTCAATACCCTGGCCCGTTCAAGGGTCTTCAGGGGCTTGTCAGGACTGGTCCCAACGTTGGTATCGGAACCGTCATTCACGGAAACGTAGAATTGCTCCCCGACCATGCTTTGCGGGACCCCGTCTATCTTGCCCGCGGCCAGGGAATCAAAAACGTGTCGCCCTCTCCATCGTACTGTCATTTTACTTTCCCCCTTTTCGATTAACGAATTTCGGTCAGGCCCCAGGCTTTCCCAGGGCCCGCCGATTTGGTTATGTTTAGCTTATGACGTCCTCAAAGAAGACGCCCAGGTCCGCCCCCGTGACCTTGTAATCGAAGGCGTGTTTTCCTTTCAGGAAATCGCGGTCGCGTTCTTCCTGGACCGTGGGGATTATCGCGGTTGTGAAGCCGCTTCCGTCCAGGTTCCAAACGAAGGTATATCCCGCTGAAGGTTCGTCAATGGCGGGAGCCGGTGCAACATACAGAAGAAGCGCGTTCTTGCCCCAAACGAAAGCCTGGGTTGCTGTGGTCGCCCCTTCAATCGAAGTCCGCTGAACGGCTTTCCCGATTATCAGGCGTTCAATGTCCAGGGCTTCGGCGACTTGCTGTTCGTTCAGAATGCCTTTGCCCGTGTATTTGAACATATCCAGAAGAATCGGGTTCCGGCGAAGCTTGCTGAGTACCTGTTTCCCGATTACCAGTGTATTCGGTTCGACGCCCGTATTCTGAAGGACCGTGTCTTTGTAACCGTCTATGTCTTCAGGCGGGTTCGAATTGTCGTCGTCGTCCCAGGCGATAAAGTCGTCGCCGACGTCGGGATTCGTGTCCCATACGGAAGTCACGAATATATCGGCCGCGATTTGGATTTCGCGGTTCAAGGCGAACTGGTGTGCTAACCAGTTAGTTCCCGACCGTTCCAGGTTTATCGCGGTGTCAGCGTTCTTTTTCTTTTCCCAAGGTATCCCGTAACCCAGGTGAAAAACGTCAGCGTAATATTCGTCGTTTGAAAGCTTCATACGGCCTTCAGGATACAGGTCGCCAGGCGCGCGCTTTTCAACCTGGTTATATAACCAGGAACCCTTGTCCCAAACGTAATACTTGTCGGATTGCTTTTCCACGGTGACAAGCGGGAAGACCTGGTCAGCTATGAACGATTTGTTCTTATAGGCGATTGCGATTTCGGATAAGGCCGAATCAATATGAACATCGCCCGCGCTTGGATTTCCGAAGAATCGTTTCATTGTTTAATTTCCCCCTTTTTCAATTTAGTTCCAATTCTTATTTTTCCAGGTTAGGACGTGTCTATTGCCGACGGGAAGTTAAACAGGAAGACGCCCATTTCGCCGTCGTTTTCGGCGGCCTTAACGCATATCCCGACACAGAATGTCGTTGTGTCCGTGGTTTCCCAAAGCGCGACCTTCCCGCCGCTGGCGATTCGGACCTTTTCCCCTTCGTCTATCGCTTCAGCAACGACGCCAGGCGCGCGGCCGACGATAAGGACGTTCGCGGTTTCCCCGTCTTCGGGGTCGTTGATAATCAGGCCGACGGGCGTGTCTGTGTCACCGGTAGTCAAAGCAATAACGCCGTCAGATTCCATTTTACAACCGTAATATTGCTTTGAAGAAAAGTCGTCGCCCGATTCCATGCTTTCGGTCCAGATAAGCTTTTCGTTATATCCCATTCCCATTGAAAATTCCCCCTTTTCAGAATTTACTTGTTGACCAGTCCTTGACTAGCCTTACTGGTTCCAGGATTCCCGCCTGGCGAAGTATAGGTCAGGGTGTGATTTGGAAACGGCTTCAATAGCCTTGACCTTCGTTGTGTCGGCGTGAGCGTCCATGTACTTCGCGACTTCGTTATCGAAGTCAGTCGGGCCCGTGGACCTGGTCGTTCCGATAACCTTTTGAGCTTCGGCGGCCAGTTTGTTCGCGGCTTCCAGGGCGGCGAACTGTGATTCGGCGGCTTCCTTGCCCGCCTTTGTTTCAATGTTGGCCAGGCTTGCCGCGTGTTCAGTCGGCGTCCCAGGGATGTTCACGAATGCGGACGTCTTTTCCTTCCATGCAGAAAGGGCCGCTTGCCCGTCCAGTCGCTTCGTCAGGTCCGCGATTTTATCGTTCGCCTTCTGAAGTTCCTTTCCTAATTCCCCGCCTTCGTTCCCTTCAGGGACGGCTTTGGCCTTTTCAATCATGGCGGCGATTGCCGTCATAATATCTTCCGGCGTTGCTTCTTCGCCCAGGCCCAGGGCCGCGGCAATAGCGGCCAGGTCGCCTTCCTGGAAAGCGGCGGAAAGTTCTTCAACCTTCGGGGTTTCCCCTTCAGCGAAAAGCTTTGCCAGGGCCGGAATAGTCATGGCCCGAATAGCTTCGGGCTTTTTGCCTTCAAGGACTTTGGGTAATTTCATTAGTTTTTCCCCCTTTTCCAATTTATTCTTTGCCAGGGCGTCATTCCCCTGGTCATTTGCGGCGCGTTGGTTCGGGTCCGTTTTGCCGGACCCTGGTTCAGCGGCATGACTACCGTTGACCATGTGTTCGAATAGTTCGGTTATATTGCCGAACAATGCCCTGAAAAGCGGCGCGCCTTTCTTCCCCTTGATAATGTCCGCGACCTTGCTTCGTATGTCGTCAAACTCCGACCGAAGCGTCACGGGGTCGGGTAACTGGTCGCGACTAAACGACCATACACGCGCGCCTTTTCTTGCCCCGCCAAATACCAGGGCCTTTTCCAGGGTCGCCCCTTCGACTGCTGGTTCTTCCGCGCCTAGTAAAGCGACGCCTGTTATGGCGGGACCATATTCCCCGATTTCGTCTTCAATCTCAACCGATACGGTCGAGTATTGACCGCCTTCGATAAGGTCGGCTATCGGTTCGGGGATATTGCCGAAAGTGGCAACGTTCCAGTCACCCTTCCGTTCAAGAGAAGTCATATTTCCAACTTTGATTTGACCCTGGCCGTGGTCCCCCGTGATAACTTCGTTCGGGACCCCCAGGGCTTCGGCTATCTTTGCGTTAAAGTCGTCGGACGTGTGTCCGCATTTGACGGGAACCATGACGGGAACGCCCGCCTTGAAAGCGACGACCATTCTATCCAATTCGTCGTTCGTCCAGGTCCGTTCGTTGCCCGCGCTGTCGGTCCATGTACCCGAAGCGAAAACATATACGTCCTTGACGGTTTTCATGTTCGGGGCCTGGTATTGCTTGACCCAACCGAAGGACGCCTTTTCGAAGCCCGCTTCCTGGGCCGCGGTTTCGGCCAATGCGAAAGCTTCCTTTTCGGGCTTCTTCGCAACCAGGGCCGCGTCATAAGCATTCAACCAGGATTCGGGAAATTTAGCGTCGGACATTTCCGACGGCCAGGTCCCCAATATCTTTTTATGTAACCAGGCGCAGAAGCCTTCAGGACTGGACTTGTCAGAATTTTTCAAAACACATTCGTCGAAATCAGCATACGGTCCGAATGGCATATTCGTTTCCCCCCTTTTTAACGTCGTCAGAAGGACGCCAGGCTTGTTGAATTAGTTCACCCGAACACAACGTCACAAGCCCGCAAACAGGGCAATCCTGAAAGGACTGGTTCCCCATTCCACGGGAAAGCGTTTCGTTTATTCTCATTTCGTTTCGACAATTCGGGCACTCCATTTCCGAACCCCCGACCAGGTCAAAAACAAAAACCCCGAAGGACGGAAATCCGTCTGTCGGGGTTGGTCGGGCCAACAATGGGCGGTCTTTGGTAGCGGGTCGGGGAATTGAACCCCGTTCTGCGACTTATGAGAACGCCGACTTTCCGTTTGTCCTACCCGCGCCGCCTGTATTCAGTTGTTAAGTTTTGGCCACTTCCGCGACCTGGTCCTTTCGACCATTATCGTTCGCAGTATTTATAATGTCAAGTAATGATTTAATCGGGACGACGGCGATATGCTTTTCCCCGTGTCGCCGGTCCTTAATAACCAGGTTATCGCCGACGACCTGGGCCAGCTTTTCAGTTCCGCAACAATCGCAATATATGGTATTGCCGGTTATCATTTTTTAATTCGCTCACTTTTTTTATCGGGAAGGTTTTCCAATAGGGCCTTTCCCGCCGCCCTTTCCAGTTCCTTTTCCAGTCCCCCCGCTTCTGATTTTACTTCCAGGGCAAGGTTTCGCCATGATAAAATTCCCCCTTTTCGTTTAGTCGTCATATACCCCGCGTTGCCATTGGCCGTCCCTGAAGACGGATATTCGACAACGACAATTCCCGCGACAAGTGACTTGTCCAGCGGGGACCGTCGGAAGTGTGGACCAGCCGCCCTTGTATTCGCCCGCCAGGTCAGGACAACCATAAAATCCAGGCGACGCTTTACAATGAACGGCCCGCGGGTCCAGGTCCCAACGGACGGGTTCGGGGTCAAGCCCCAAGGCGGACCGTTCAGCTTCCCGAACGCTTCCCAGGGTCTTTTCGGTTTCAAATATAGCGACCCAATATCCGCCCGCATATTGGGCGGGCATGGAACGCCCCGCCAGGGTCGCGTTCTTAATGGCCAGGGCAACGGACTTCTGTTGTTCAACGGCCAGCCCGCCGATTCCGCCAATGGCCAGGGGAACCGCCAGGGCCAGGGCCAGGGTCAGCTTTTCATGTATCCTGGGAACCAGGTTCCTTTGAATCAACGCGACGTTGTCACGGATTTGCTGGTCGGTCTTCGCCAGGACCGCGGGAAGTTCCGCCCGTGAACCGGCGGCCGTCTTCGCCGCGGACTTGATTCCCGCCGACTGGATTTCAACCAGGCGCGCTTCCAGCTTCGGAATAGCCGCGTCCAGGTGTACTTGAAGTTCGGCGGAAGTCGCCCCCTTCTTTGTCAGCGCGGCCAGGTCACGCTTCAAGGCCGCGGACCATTCGTCATATACGCGGACCAGTTTCCGTTGTTGCCGGTTGGTCCGTTCTTCGTACGTCCCCGACCCGATTCTTTGCTTCTGGCCAGCTTTCGGCCTGGCGGCGTATCGTATGAATAGGTCCTTGACTTGCTTCCCCAGGTCGTCCAGTTTATCAGGAAGGTCGAACAAGCCGCCCATTGGCGGGGCTTCAACATCACGAAGGCCCCCGCGTTCTTCTTCGGGAAGTTCGGGAAGGTCAGCAATGCTTCGAAGGTGGTCTTCGTCAAGGTCGGTCGGCGTGAAGATTCCCGCGCCCTTCGCTGTATTCAATGCCGTGATAAGCGCGTTCAGGTCAACGGTCCCTGGTTTTTCCCAAACGATTTTCGGATACCCCGAAATACCCGTCCAGGCGTTGAACCTGAAAAGATACGGGACAAGCTGAAGGTTCCAGGCTTCCAGAAGATACCGCTGGACCGCTTCCAGTACGAGCGTGAAGAAGTCCTGGGACCCTTTGACAAGCGACTGTGTCCCAACGCTTCCCATTCCTAAAATAAGGAATTGCGCGAAGAAGCGCATTAGCGTTATTTTATGCCAGCGGTCAATTACCTGGTTGACGTCATATACCTTCGACCCGCCGCCGTAAGCTTGAATTTCCACGCCAGGCGGGGCGATAAGATAAGCTTCTTCGTCCTTCCGAAGGCCCTTCAATGCCTTTTTCAAGTCGTCCATGTCGTCCGGTTCGAAGTTGTCGTCGGTCAGCTTCGCGTACGGCATTCCGCCGACGTCCCGCTCAATTCCGATTCCTTCCAGGTCTTCCAGATTCCGCGCGAACTTATACGGCCGATATAAGGCCCGTAAAATGGAATGACCCTGGGGGTTTCCCTTCCGTCCTTTGTATGTGAAATGAACGCATTTCGAAAGCGGTATCGTGTAGGTTCCGCCATAATTCGGGTCACGCTGAACGAAGGCTTCCAGTTTGTCCCGTTCGGTTTCGTTGTATAGCCAATGGTCCAGGCTATCTTGACCGCGTGGGTCAATGTTCTTCAACCAAAGTCGGCCGTCGGCCCGTTTGTCCAGGACGATTTCCGATAAGGCGAACCCGAAGTCCAGGCATTCCAGGGCGTCTTCAACGTGAGAAATCCACGTTTGGCCGTCCATATTATTCATAACGTCCCATAACCATTCGGCCGCGGCTTCGTCGTTGGGCGCGCCCCCTGGGGATTGTTCAACGTCAAACTGTGCGGCCTGAAGGGGAAGCTTGATTGCGTCTACCAGGGACCCGCATATCGGGTCGTCGCGCATTTCCAGGTATAGCTTGACTTCAGTTGACCAGTTCCTAAGAGCGTTCAGGTATTCTTCGCGGATTTGCCCGCCGATATGCTTCAACCCTGTGACGCCGATTACAGTTTTGATGTTCCCGCCCGTGTCTTCCTGGTGATTATGGGGACGCCGCCCTTCATTATCGCGGCGGCGTTGACTACGTTTAGAATTCGGGTCCGGCGGTGTGTATCCCCGTTTTGAGTTTTCGACCATTGTCGCAACCCCCTTCGGTTATTTCGGGCCTTTGGAATGATTCTACTTGTCGCGCTCCATTGTGTCAAGTTGATACAATCGGGAAGCTATCGCGCGGCCATGTCCACAACAAGCCGATTTAACGCCTGGCAAATATCCCAAGCAAGCGTCGAACCCTTCCGGCGTCGGTAATCTTCCGCAACGAATACAGGGACGTTCCTTCGCTATCGTCGTTTTATCATCGGCATAAATCCATTGACCACCAGCGTATTCGATAAGGTGTCCCCGTTGAAAAGATGTAATCATGTTCAGTCCTTCCAGCGGGACGTCTTCGTTTCGTGTTCGACGCCCGCCCGTCCAGTACGCAATCGCGGCTTCAGGTATCGCAAGCCGTGGACCAGGACGTCCACAATATCGTCATGCGCGCCGGTCGGGAAGGCCCCGACTTCCTGAAGGAAATCAGACAACCAGGAAGCGAAGCGCGGAATCAGGACTTGTCCGCCGTCCATGACGCCGGTGACTGTGTGCGCCCTTGTGACCTTGTCGTCCACGGCTTTGATTGCCCGAATCGGAATATGAGTGTCCCGCCGTAATTGCTGAATAAGCGAAATGCCCGACGCCTTGTCTTCGATAATGACGCGGTCGGGTTCCCATTTCGAATATTGCGCTTCGGCCGCGCGGGTCAGGTCAGGGAATGCCAGCCGGTCAACGAATAGGTCAAGAAGGAAGTATCGCCGCGGCTTCGCTGTATATCCGATTGTCAGGCAAGCCGAACGGTCATGCTTCTGTTTTTCCTTGTGGGCCGTGTCCCATATCTGAACGACGCGGGAAAAGGACTTCGGAAGGTCGTCGTCGTCATACGTCTTGAACCAGCCTGTCTTGATAATCCCGCCGCCTTCAGGTTGCGGGCGACCTTCGTATAAGGCGGTTCGCCAATACGGACCAGCGGCGAACCTGGCCTTTCTGATTGCGGGCGCGTCGTATCGTTCGGGCCATAAGGCTTCGCCCTTCTTCCGTCCCAGGACGTCGTTGTCTTCGGCCAGGGCGGGAAGATTGATACATTCCCATGCGTCCGGTTCGAAGTCTTCGTCTTCAATGAAGGCGTCGTCTTCGTCGTCTTCGGGCGGGTTCCCCATAAGCGCGCCCGCCAGGTCTTGTTCATGCCAGCGGGTCATAATCAGGATAATGGAACCCCCAGGGGCAAGCCTGGTCCTGGCAACGGAACGATACCAGTCCCAATTCCGCCGCCGGTAAACGTCCGAAAGGGCTTCGGCGTGATTCTTAATAGGGTCGTCAATGATAATCAGGTCGAACCCGCGCCCCGTGAAAGGTCCCCCGATACCAGCGACGAACATACCACCGCCATATCCCCGAAGGTTCCAGCGGCCCTTCGCTTTCGTATCCTGGCGAAGTTCCAGGCCCAGGTCGTCGGCGTTTTCGTTGATTGTGTCCTTCGCCTTGCCGCCCCATTCCGAAGCGTAACCCATTTCGTAAGACGCCAGGCCGACCTTCTTCCAGGGGAACTTCTTCAGGAACCAGACGGGCGTCCAGTGGGACACAAGTTCGGACTTGCCGTGTTGAGGCGGGACCGTGAAGACAAAGAAGCGGGACCCTTCCGCGATTTCCGTTATTCGTTCCGATAAATATTCGATATGCTTCGGCCTGGTATATGCGCCGCGGGAAAGGTACGCGCCAACCGTTGACGGCGTCCTGGTCCAGTCAAGAAGGTCTTCCACCTGGCGGCCGTTGAATTCGGTCGCGGCGTCTTTGAATCGGTACGGCGTTCGTGTAATCATTTGCCCCCTTCGTAATAAACGGACCCGTTATCAAGCGGTTTCGTCAAGGTCGGAATAAGGCCCCGAAGTTCCGCGCGGCGGCCCAGGGAATACAATATCCCGTATTCTTCGGCTTTTATCGCGGGCGACGTATGACGCGGGGCCGTGACGATTACGGCTATTCCCCGCGGCCTGGCATATAACAAGCCCCAACCTTCGGGGATGTCTTCGGCCTGGACCAGTCCTTCAGGAACCAGGAAGAAGCGATAATTCCCAAAGTGATTTTCCCCGCGGTTTCGACAAGGCTTTCGACGGTCCCGCTGGAAGTCGGACTTGTGGGCCTTACATTCGACCAGTATTGAATAATCGTTCCTGAAGCCGATTGCGTCGGGTATTTCCGCGGTCCAGCAATGATATTCGGCCAGGACCACGCCGCAACGTTTACGCTTCTTCAACCAGGCCGTCGCCCTGGTTACAAGTTCGTCGTGTGTCATTCGAACCCCCAGTCAACCTTCACTTCGACCAGGTCCGCGTATGCGTCGGGGTCCTGGTCAACCAGGTGGGCAAGAACGGGTATCACTTCGAAGGATACACCGAACCCGAAGGCGACGTTCTTTTCAACCGACGCCTTGACCTTTTCCGCCTGGTCCCTGGTCATAAAAAAGCGATACCAGGTCGGCGTCGAATAGGAATATACCACTTCGCCCGTCCAGGGCCCGCCCGTTGTATCCTGGGGCCGCTGGACCACGTCCCCCACGGTTTCGCCAGGCACTTTCGGAACCTGGGCGAAGTCTTCCAGGGGCGGCGGGCATTGAATAGCTTCCGAACGAACCTGGGGACAATGGCGACATACCCGATATGTCCGCTTCCCAGGCTTCCGAACGACCTTGATATTTCCCTTCTTCAGCGGTTGCCCGCATTGCTTACAGTTGGCCATGCCCTTTCCCTTCGGGTATTTGCTTCGTTTGCTTATAATACTGATTCAGTTGTTGGTCCGCCCTGGTTATGAATTCGGCTTCCCGCTTGCGGACCATTTCGGGCGGGTCATTGGTAATCACGTTCACGGCCAGGAAGACGGCGAATATATCCTTGACCAGGGGCGGAAGGATTTCAACAATAACTTCCGCCTTCGACGTGGCAAGCCCCCGCGCCAGGCGTTCGCCCCGTTGCGACTGGCCTATCAATCCGACAATTTCGTTTATATCCAATTTCAAACCGCGCTTTCCTTCGGCCTGGGCTTTCGCAATCAGGTCTTGATAATGACTAATCCCCGCCGCGGCCAGCGACCCCAACGCTTGATTTAACTGGACATGACGCTTGTCCATGTCTTCCAGGGCTTCGACGCCTTCCAGGGCGCGCTTCCTTTCGATTTCAGCCTGGTATTGAAGAAGGCGTTCTTGCCAATGGAAACTAGCGGACCAACGCTCAATCGTCTTCAGGCTTATTTTAACGTCCATTGAACGGACAAAGGCCCATAACCTTTTTAGTGTTCGGTCTTCCCCCAATTGAACATAAGTCAAGAATAACGCGTCGGCCTTCGCCGCAGTACGGTCTTCCCTTCTGTCTAACTTCCGTTTATGCGACCGCTTTTGTTCAGTCATAGCTTGACCGCCTTCCTTCCCGTGAAATCTTCCCACCGCTTGATTATGACATCGCAGTAATGCTCGTCTATCTCCATCATAAAACACCTGCGACCTAGCTTCTCACAGGCTATTAGTGTGGAGCCGGAGCCACCGAAGAGGTCAAGGACTATTTGCCCCACGAAACTAGAATAGCCGATAGCTTTTTCAATGAGCAGAACTGGCTTCGCCGTAGGATGGTCAGCCCTTACTTCCCTATCAACCAACCAAACATCCCCATCCACCGTCTTTTGTCCACCGTATTCACCACGATAGATAATAAATTCATGGCGTTTATAGAACTTGTCCAGATTCTGGACTCCATGCCCTTTATCCCAGACAATAAGAGCTTTCACATCGGGTATTGCTTTATAATATTCTGGATAGCTTTGCCAATTACAGCAAACGTAACTGGGAATATCGAAGGGCAACAATGCTAGTAATTCAGAGATTGCCACACCATTATCATTGACAATCGGCTTATGCTTACCTTTTACGTCTTTATAAGCTATCCCATAAGGCGGGTCAGTGAATACCATATCAGCCTTCTCGCCCCCCATCAACTTCTCCACATCCGTTATAATAGTAGCATCACCACATAAGAGCCGATGATTACCTAACATCCAGAGGTCGCCTGTCTTACATATCGTTTCGACTTCTTCAGGGATTGCGTCGTCGTCGGTCTTCCCTGGTTCGATAACCTGGAATCGCGTCATAAGGTCTTCGATTTCCCCCTGGTTGAAGCCCGTCAAGTCCATGTCGAACGCCCCCGTGTCCAGTTCTTGAAGTAAGTCCTTCAGGACGGGGAAGTCCCATTCCGCCAGTAACGCGCTTTGATTGTCCATGATAGCATAACCCTTCGCCGTGTCTTCGTCGTCCGTGACCATGACCGCGGCGACCTGGGTCCAGCCTAAATTGACGGCCGCCTGGAATAATCCGTTGCCCGCTTCGATTTCCCCCGTCCTGGCATTGACGACAATCGGTTTACGCTGGCCGTATGCTTTAAGGCTTTGTTGAATAGCCGCCATATTCGGTTCGGGATGTGTGCGGGCATTCCGCGGGTCCAGCTTTACCTTGTCAATAGTAACCGCCAATGGTAAAAGCGATTCGAGTATATTGTGTGTTTCCTTCTTCACCGGTTCCGTCATATCAACGCCCCCTGGGTTGTAGCCTTAACTTGCCATTTAGTCAATAAAAGGAATCGCTGGACACCATAACCACGGTCAGCCGAACCGTTTCCGCGCTTCCCGTCCAGAATTGCCAGGCAATGCTTACAGATAACAACGCCAGGCGTCCGTTCCTGAAGGGCCAGGGCCATTTTCAACATTGCCGGTTCAGAAGAGCCGTCGCCCCCTGTGCATTTACCCAAGGCTTCCAGGTCTTCTTTGTCGAATGTTTCCCCGTCACAGAAACGAATCGGGTATCCGTGCGGTTGACGGTAAACGTGGACGCGGTTCCGCTTTTGTCCCCCCTGGCGGCCTATAAGGTCGGGACCTGGTTTCGGTTTAATTTCGGTGCTGGCCGTCGAGTATAGCGACATTATCGAAACGTCGTCCCGCCCTGGGTCGTCGCAAACGTAACGCAACGAACACATTCCACAACCTTCACGCTTCATTTCGGACCTGGGACATAACGCCAGTCGGGGCGGGCCGGTTTGACGTGACCGCCAAGTTTGCCCCTGGGTTCCGTTGTGGAAGTCAATCTGGTTGAGTTCGCCGCGGGCTTCCGCCAGGACGAATTCACAAGGAATCGGGGCGTGACCTGGGGCGCGAAGTTCAATCCCGACCGCGCGCCAGGCTTCGAATACAAGTTCAGTACAAACGAAGGACTTGTCCCTGGAATATGGAACGTCTTCGGGTGTCATTCGCCGTGGACGTTCCCCGTGGGCCAGGCGATTGACCTGGAATTGAAGGGCGCCGACCAGAAGTTTCAGGTATAGCGCGAAGTCGTATCCGTGACGACCGAACTTCGACGCCTTCCCGACGGCGATTTCCCCCAGGTATTCAGCCGACCGCGACGCGTTCAAGCGGTATTTATGGGTGTTAAAGACGGGCCAGAATGTTTTATGTTCTTCGTTGACCCTGAAGACTTGATAATCCCGCTTCGCATACCAGGAAAGGCGACCCATTGTCGGGCCCTTCGCGACACTTTCAATTATCGAATAGTCGTCTTCGCCTTTCAGGTATCCGTCTATCAAGAAGAAGTGGAAGAACGGCGTTTGTGGTTCGAATATTTTATATGCCAGCTTCCCCAGGAAGCCATAATTCGCAACGCCGACGACGTCGCCAGCCTGGTATATTATCCGCCGGTCGCTGTCTTGTTCGACGTTCATTATTGCTTGCCCCCTTTCGCGGCTTTGGCCGCTTCTTTGATTGCCTGGTTGCTCATACCAGGTTTCGGAATGAAAAGCGCGGGACCCTGGTCCGTCGCTGGTTCCTTCGCTTTTCCCTGGACGTCGGGTTTCCCGCCGACGTGATTCATTATGAACACGACGTCGGTGATTAGTTCCCTATGCCTGGGACACGCGTCCGGCTTCCCTTCTTCAAGGAAGAATATCTTCCCGCAGTTTGGGAACGGACACTTCCCCCGCAGTCGGTTTTTTGTCGCTTGCCGTTCCATTTGACGGCGGACCTTTCGCGGAAGCGGCGGTCTTGTTTCAATTTTGGCATTTGCGGCAGATACTGGTTCGTTGTTCATTCCCCCCCCTTTCGATATTTACTTCAAATAGTTTCAATGCCCCCTTATATGGGACGGGCGTTTCGTATAGTTTCGGTTCCGCCAGGACAAGGCCGTATCCCTTAACAAACCAGGGCGACCACTGGACCGGCGAACGATATTCAGGGAAAAGCGGTTCCTGGCCTGGTAGTAGACAATCAACCAGGACCGCTTCGCCGATAATCGCCCCCCTGGTCCGCGGGGTTTCCAGGAAAAGTTCAAGTCCCGCGGGGTCCAGGTTAGCGTTCAACCATTCTTTCGTATATGGCGGCGGATAGTATTCGGGTCCGTCCGAAGCGTGAATGTATATCGGCCCGCGGTAATCGGTCCGCCAGGGCCGGTTGTCAACGGGCTTCAAGCCCAGGGCCGCCAGGGTCGCCCAGGGTTGACGAAAGGATATTGCTTTCATTCTTCGCCTTCCTTCTGCCAGGGTTCATATAACCAGAATGTGCATATCCTGGGACGGGTATTGTCACGCCCTGGGTTCATGGCGGGCGTCCCGTCCTTCTTCACATAAAAGCCGGTCAAATTATAACCCTGGTCGCCGTTATACGAAGTCGGCGGTTCTATTGTTTCGACCTGGGCCCGTTCCCCGTGAAAGTTGACCAGTATATCGCCGACTTCGAAGGGGCATACCAGAAGGGCCCTTTCCCGTTCCGCTTTGCTTATGCAGACGTCAAACGGACGAATAATCATGTCAAAAGCCTTTTCGCGACGGGACTTCAGGTCCGCCAGTTCTTCAGTGAGATTTCTAACTTTATCTTCGTTCACTTCGCCCCCCTTTCGCGTTGGTCCTTCGCCTTCAGAATTTCCGTGTATAGCTTCAGGTTCGCGAAGAAGAAGGCCACGGTCGCAATGAAGACGAAGGCGTTCGCAATAGTGAACCCGACAACAATCACAACGGCGTCGTTCATTTCGTGACCTTCTTCCCGTCGGCGTCCCGCTTCCAGGCGAAGCCCCCCAGGACGTTTCGCTTTCGGACCAGCGGGGCCGCCCCAGGTATCCCGCGACATACTGGACAAAGCGGCGTGTCCAGGGTCCAGTCCTTTTCGACCGTGACCCCTTCTTCGACCACCGTTTCCATTCGCGCCATTCCTTGTCCGCATTGCGAACAAACGATTATATCCATTATCTGAAATCCCCCTCTCCGACGGTGTGTCGTTCGACAACGTCGTTCAATGATTCCTTCAGGCGGTAGGCTTCCTTTATGACCAGGCCGACGGCGTGGACCAGTTTGCGTTCCATTATGTCACGGACGCGGACTGCTCTTTCCAGGTCGGCTTCCGCCTGGTCAATTTTCAATAAGTGAATAGCTTCCTGGACCGCCTTCGGTTCCAGGACGGTTCCTTCCTTCAGGAATGTATTGTTATCTTCTTCCACGTTCCCCCCCTTTCGCGTTGTAGCATTCTTCGTGATAATAAACGGTCGTCGTGTAAGTTTCCCCGCAAGTCGAACGACGGCCCGTTGTCTTGACGGCCTTTTCGCCGACGATAATCTTGTTCGCCTTCGGGCAATGCTTAAAATTGCAATCGTGTTCGGCGGTCGCTGTGATAATTATTGCAGTCATTTCACCCCCATTGAATTATATTTCAGATTCCCCGCATGGTAGACACCGATTCCGATTGCGTCGTATTCGTGTTCGGTCAGTTTGTCGGGTATCCTGGGAAAGCGAAGAAGGATATTTAATTTCGTGTCTTCCTTCGAAGCGTGGACGTAACCGACGACGGCGTTCTTCCAGGACGCGGGATTGTATGCGACCAGCGGAAAGCCGACGGTCTTCGCCCAATCCTGAATTGACCTGAAGACTATTTGAAGGCCCGCGATATTCCGGTTCCTGTTCTTCCCTTGCCAGGCGAACTTCACGTCTTCGATTGCGATTTCCTGGGCCCCGTATTCAGAAGCGCGTTCGGATATATGGGCGACTATCGTGTGAAAACGTTGGTCAATCGGAAGCTTCCGCGTGTCAATAACCCCCCAGGCGACCAGTCCTTCGTCCTGGAAAACGGCCCAACCGGTGAATGTTGTTGACGGGTCCAAAGATATGAAACGATTATTCATTGACCAGTATCCCCCTTCGACGACGCCACGCCGCGTCAAGACATTTTTGACAATATATACGACCCTGGGCGGGCGTCTTCCCGCAATCTGGACAAAGTCCGTTCCGCTTATTCCGCCGTCTATAATCGCGCTGGTAACGGGTCCGCGCTTCCCTGGGAACCAGGGCCCCGCGGCGGCGGTTCCCTTCCAGGCATTTCTGACAAAGGAAGCCTTCGGCGTTCCTGGGGCCGCCGCATTGCGGACAATCCCCGCGGCGAAGATTATTGTAATAATCTTTCATTGTGAACGTCATTTCGTTTTCCCCCGCCAGCTTTCGCCCGTGATAACCGCGGACCGTCCGTCCTTGACGCGGTCCAGGATTCGGTCGCTGAAGTCTAGTTTGTTACAAGTCATTATCAGGGGAAGGGCTTCGCGGTATCGGAAATCAACCAGGGCGTCCAGTTGTGACGTCCGCCAGTTTGTCGGATTGTGCGCGCCCATATCGTCCAGGATAAGAAGGTCAGCGTCCTTCGCCCTGGCCCATAATCGCTTGTATTCCTTCCCGTCGTCCAGGCTTGATTGAAGTCCGACCAGGAAGTCTTCAACCTGGTAATACTGGACTGTATATCCTTCTTCCAGATAATCCCAGGCGGCGGCGATTGCCAGGTGTGACTTTCCCGTCCCTGGTATCCCGATAATCAGGACCAGGGGCGGCGTTACTTCGCCCGCCAGGAAATCACGAACGGCGGCCAGGGCCTTCGCGTTGTCGGTTGTTTCCTGGAAGTCGTCTAACCGGCGGGCATTCTGTGTCCAGGCGGGAACCCCCGACCTGGACACGTTGGCATAAATTCGGTTCCGGTATAATGCTTCGCGGCGTTCGTCTTCGTTGCTCATGTATTTAACCCCTTTTCTTTGGCCGCGGCGACCAGGTCGTTTTCGGTCGGAAGGAAAGTCGTTTGCTTTGGGCGTCCAGATTTGCCAATGTCTTCATTGACCCATACCATCGACACGAATTCCCCCCTGGCCTTGACCTTTGTTCGCCAGGCTTCCAATATTTCGGCTTCACTATACCCCCGCTTCAGCATTCGGTCAATCGCTTTCGCTTCCTTCCCGTAATTCGGTATCGGGTCCTTTTGTGTCTTTTCAGGAAACCCAAATTCCTTTTGAATTTCAGCAAATATCGGGCGGGAATGAAGTTTCGGCGCGCGCTTCTTCAAAGAAGAAGATTCCGTTACTCTCTGGTTATTCTCTGTTGTTAGTCTATGGTTACTCTCTGGTACTTCTTTTTCGTGCGTAGCTTGAGCCTGGCCCGATTGTATCAGGTTGACACTATCCATTGTGTCAAGTTGACACTCTCCATTGTCGCAATCTGATACAATGGATAGTTCATTTTGAACCATTCGGGAAATAGCTTCATGGTCCACGCGATACCATTTCGTTCGGTTGATGTTCGACTTGTTGAATCGCCCCCATATCAGGAACCCCGCCTTTTCCAGGCGACCGAATATTCGCTTGATTGTCGCCAGGGACCAGAAAGGGAATTGTTCGTGCCATTCCTTGAACGTGTTATACGTCCAGAAGAAGCCGTCTTGTTCGTTACGGTTGGCCCGTTTGTTCAGTATGACCCAATAGTGGACCTGTTGAAGAACAAGGGCTTCCTGAAGGCCGTCGAATCCCTTAATGGCCGATAACATTCGGGCCAGTTCAGGGATAACGACCAGGGGACGTTCGTCGTATAGAAGTCTGGTTTCGGCCCCCATGTTTTAGGCCCCCTTTTCTGATTCCAATTTTTCGAATTCGCCGCTTTCAATGACCTTAATCAGTTTGCCGCATTCGGGTGAAGGGTCCAGGCATTCCAAGGCGGCCGATATTTCGAAGGGTTCCTTCAGGAAGTCGGGAAGGGCGTTCGTTGCTTTGACCCCCGTCAGGACCGCTTCAGTCGGGTTATTCCCGCGACCGGCAACGGTTCGGATTTCCCCCGTCCCGTTGACGTATTCAATCAGGACGCCGAAGGGCCGGTCGTCTTCTGGAATGTGGTTGAATGTTACGGAATGAATCTTGACGACGGGTTCTTCTTCTTGGGTCCTTTCGGCGACCACGTCGGCGACCTGGTCCTTCTTTTTCCGCGTTTTCACTTCCTTGACTTCAGGGTCGGACGATACAATGTCTTCCGCCCTGGGTCCGCCGTATTCCCCCCCCTGGGGAAGGACGTTCGTTGCTTTCAAAGACATTGCGCAATCTTTGTCGGGTGAGAAGTGGAAGTCCATTGCGGCTTGAAGCGTCCCGATTTTAGCGTATAGTGCGCCGTGTGGTTGCTTCAGAAGATTAACCAGGCGGAAGGTTTCGAACTGGTCAACGCGGGCCGTGAATTGAATCTTTGTCAAAAGGTTTCCGTCGGCGTCAAACGCCAGGGCTTGCTTTAGGTCCATGATTGACGGGAAGTCAATTTCGACCTTCAGCGGTTGAATGATTTCGTTGTCCACGGTTTCGGGCTTGTTCTTTGCCATTGTGATATTTCCCCCTTTCGGAAAAGGAAACGACCCGCAATGATATTTTACGGGTCGCGCTTGATTACTTCGCCGTTGAAATAACGGACGAAATGGGAATTGATAAGAGCCGCTACGCTGTGGAATCCCAGGCGTTCAGCTTCTTCGTGAAGTTGTACGTCCACGCCTTCCAGGATACGCCAGTTTCGATTGATTTTACCAGGTGCAACCTTGCCTTTTTTGTGTCCGGTATCTACCATTCAAAACCCCCTTTCTTTTTTAGGATTGTACGGCGGTTGTATCGTTATTGTCAAGCCCCGCTTCGTATTCGGCCCGCCCTTCGGTTCTATGGGACCAGGGTTCGCCGAAGCCGAAATGACAAGGCGCACACCGGATACAACAATTCGCCCTGGTTGTCTTCCCGCCGCTTCCCAGGCTTTGCTTATGGACCAGTTGAAGCCCGCGGAAATCGGACCGCTTCCCGCAACGCGGACAAAGGATATTCCCCGCTTCGTCCCTGGGGCATTCCGCCAGAAGTTCCTTTTTCAGCTTCCGGCGGCGCGCCAGTTCTTCGCGACGTCTTTTGATATAATCGCGGTCCGGCGGACTGTCGTCCTGAAGCCATAAGGGACAAGGTCGTCGCGGCTTTTGGTCGCTCATGCAAATATCCCGTCAGGGTCGTTCGTGTCCGCCTTTTTGTTTTTGGCGGCGAAGGCTTGTATTAGTTTCCAGGACCCGTCAAGGTTGATAACTTCCCTTACTTCCTGGACCCCCAATATTTCAGCGGCAAGCGCGGGGTTGACCCCGACTTTGTTCGCCCTGGTCAAAAGGTCCCCGACGTTCTTCACACGGTCGGGCAACGGGTCGGAAGGGCGTTTTCCGGCAGGTGGCGGTGGCGGCGCGTCCTTCGATACTGATTCGGTCGTTGCGGCCGCTTGTTGTTGACCTGGGGCGTTGCCAGGGGCTTTCCGTGTTGTTGTTGTGTTCCGTTTCGCGGATTGCGGTTCGTCCAGGAAGTTGTCCAGGGACTTTTCCACGGCGCGCCAATACTTCGCCAGGATACGCTTCCAGGTTTCTTCGTCGGTTCCCAGGTCGTCGCCTTCAAGCGGGGTCGTGCAAGTCAAGGCAAGTCCGACCTGGGCGATTGCCGTTTGTCCTTCAATGGACCGACGCTTCACGTTTTCCAGGGCCAGGTCGTCTTCCAGTGACCGCCCTTTCCAACCACCCCCGCCGCCAAATTGCTTCTTGGAAACGGGTTGCCCCTGGCCGTCATATATCTGGACAATGGTTCGGTCGGGACCGTAATCACGACCTGGCCTGGGGCGTTCTTCAATGTCGGCGACAATGTTCGCCTTCCCGCGGACGAAGGTCTTCAGGTCCCCGTTAAAGATAGTCAGACGAATATCCTTCCCCGCCAGCGGGTCGCCTTCAGGAAGGGAAAGGTTGACGGCGTGGACGCGGTCCAGTTGCTTCGTCCCCTGGGAATATGGGACGTCCATTTCGATATTCGTTATTGAAAGTTGTTGCTTCGGGATTGTCGTTCCTTGCGCCATTTTACTTCACCCCCGTTGATAAAGTTTTCACGACGGACCGATAAGCCCGACAACGTGGATTCGTACAACGTATCGCGTCAATATATCGGTTCAGTGACGTTCGCTTCAGCGGCCGGTTACATGACGGGCAAGCCCCGAAGTCTTCTTCCTTCTGGAACCGCTTCGGGTCGGGTTTGTTCGGGCCAGCGGCGGGCCGATAAGGAAGTTCGTCGGTCGGGGTTAGTTTTTCGGTTTCCCCTGGTTCTTCTTCTTCAGCTTCGCCAGGACCTTCGTCGTCGCCGTCATGGGCCGCGTCGGGACCTTCCCCCTGGCGCGGTTGTTCAGCGGCCGCGTCCTTCTTCGCCTGGTCAGCGGTTGGCATTTTTTCGACGTTCAAGAATCCTTCGCAAGCGATAACGCGGTCGGCCGCCGCCCCCGTCAGCGTGTCGTCGGTATCCGAAGCAAGCTTCGGTTTCCCTTCGCATTCACCGAACTCATAAGCGCAAACGTCGCAAAGGTTCACGGGGTCCGCGGGCGGTTCCGCGGGCCCTTCTTCATGCTTTGGAATGTTGACATGGGTCGAAGTCGTGGAAGTGGCCTTTTGTTGTTTTCTGGCGTCCTTCTTCGCCTTCTTTTCCTGGTTAGATAATGATTTCGTCATTGTTTCATTTCCCCCTTCTTAAATTTACCTGGTACGGACGGTCACGCTTCGTTCGTTGTAGAATTCTACCCCTGGAATGACGGCGGTCCCTTTGCTGGACCTGGCCTTCGCGTTCAAGGTTTGCATATCGGGTAACTTGTAAGCGTCGTCAAGGTCCTTGAAGGATACGACGCGGGCCTTCCAGTTGTCCCGCCCCCCCAGGGTCCCCAGGTCCGTTCGGGTCCGTTCGGGCGGCGGGGCGACTTCTTCAACGGTCCCCAGGGGAATCGTTATTTCGCCCTGTTTCAAGGACGCTTCTTCTTGTGCCAATCGAAACTTTTCTTCTTCGATTCGCTTTGCGGCCGCGGACCTGGCCCGTTGTTCACGGTCAAACTTTTGAACCTGGTCCCTGGTCAACCGGTCGGCTTCTACGACGGGATACATAATGTCGTTGAATGCCTTGTTGACCAGGTCAAGCTTTGCCTTCAGGGGTCCGACAAGTTCCGCTTTCCTGGCGGTCATGGCCTTTCGACAAGTCAAGATAATGGAAAGGTCATTCGTCGCGGGCTTCAGGTCTTCGGCCGTGGTGATAACGCGGGCCTTCGCGAATTCAAGAAGCGACGAAGCTTCCTGGTAAAGTTTGAACAACCCAGGGACGGCCTTCCCGACCTGTGTTTCAATCGTCGCCAGGGCGGGCGGGATACAAAGAACTTCGGATGTGAATTCAAGTTCCGGTTCTTCCTGGCGGACTTCTTCTTCCCCCGTTCGCCAGGCGTTCGGGTCCGGCTGGTTAAACAGATTGACTTCCTTCATTTCCACGCCAGCGTCTTCCGCGGAGACTTTCGCGGCTTCCGCCAGTGAAGACGGCGCGGGCGGCGTGGCTTGCGCCGGTTTGCTGAATAAGTTCGGCTTTTCGCCAATACTGGCGACGCGATTATCCTTCGCGTGAATGGTTTTGACCTGGTCTTTGAACGCTTCGATTTCGGCGGGGTCAACGTTGATTTCGACAACGACGGCCTTCTGCATACG